CTTGCTGAAAGGTGCCTTGGACTCAGGCAAGAAACGTAAGATTTCGTGGTTGAGTGAAAGCTCGAGCCTGCGCCGTGAAGGCATCCCAGACAGTTTTGAATTCAAAGGCAGTGTGATTTTTATCACCAACTTGAAGTTTGACAAAATGAAATCGCAAAAATTGCGGGATCACCTGGATGCATTGCAGAGTCGTTGCCATTACCTGGACTTGACTCTGGATACCATGCGTGACAAGATTCTGCGTATCAAACAAATTGCCAGCGATGGCGTGTTGTTTGCAGACTACGACTTTGAGCAGTGCCAGCAAGACGACATCATTGAGTTCATGAACGCAAATCAGAATCGACTGCGCGAAATGAGCCTGCGTATGGCGCTGAAGGTAGCAGACTTGGTCAAGAGCTTTCCAGCAAAATGGCGCTTGATGGCAGAAACAACTTGCATGAAGCCAGCATAATGACATGAGTTTTCTGGGCCTAGGTTGGCTCCTACCCAGAATTTTAACAGGTACCCTTAAACCGGTACCTGTTTTTTTGAAACAATAAGTACACTGTGCAAATAGTTTTTTTAGATAACACCACTGTGGATTTGGTCCTGGAGCCAACACCATTGGCCACAGTTTATCAAAAAATATACAAACATCTTGGCCAGGCAGCAGTGCCGTTTCGTGGCTGGGATCATCCTTTTTACTGTGACACTCTGGCAGAGCTGGTGGAACAATTGATCTTGTGTGCCGCCAAGGTATCAGTCACAGTGTGTCGTGAGTCTTGCTTGAATCAAGATCAAAATCATTTTAATGCTATTCACAAAATCTACGAACACAACTACAATGGAGATCCTGCCTGGCTAGCTTTTCACGAGCATATTCACATGTGCGAACAATGGCCTGCACAAAAATCAAGATTGACCATTGACTATAGAGAAAAATCTGGCATGCTGGAACAACCGTTTGATCAGACCTGGCTGGAAAATGCCACTACCAAAATCAAAGCAGGTGATGTATATGTGGAATGGGCAGAGCTGGGAAAAACTCCGTACTATTATTGGAAAGACCGTGAGCCAGACAGCATGACTCGCATGTGTGAATTGGCCAAGCCTTGGTTAACACTTAGACCTAAAATTATTGTGGCCTTTGCAGATACAGACACCCTGCACAATGTTGACGTTGGGGAATTTGAATCTTGGTGGAAACACCGCAGTGAAGAATGGTGCCAGCACTGGAACATTTCCTCTTGGTCTGTGATTGATATGTTTTCGGTTGTGCGTCTGGGCCATGCTCCAGAGTTTGCAAACATAATTGAACAGTTGAAAAATAACAATACACCAACAAAGATATTACCATAACCGTTTGGCAATGTTGATTTCTAAACCTGGTTGTAAATTTCCATTAGATGTTGTATAATAAGCACAATGAAACAATGCACTATAGTAATCCGAGATGAAGTCAACATCAAGATAGAAGGACTTGATCTGGATTGCCGCAAGGCTCTGGTCACGGCTTTCAAATACGAGAATCCAGCAGCACGTTACCTGCCCGCAGTGCGCCTGGGCCGATGGGATGGCAAGATTGCCTACTTTCAACTGGGTGGCAGCACCTATGTGAATCTCTTGCCCGAGATCATGCCCATACTTGACAAGTTTGACTACAGTCCTGTGCTGGATGACCAACGTGAATACAACACGGTGTTTGACTTTGCAGCAGTGTCTGAAAATCATTACAATCATGTGCTATGGCCCAAGGGTCATCCAGCAGCTGGACAGCCCATGGTACTGCGTGATTATCAAGTGGAAATCATCAACAAGTTTCTGACCAATCCGCAGTGCATACAAGAAGTGGCCACAGGTGCAGGCAAGACCATTATCACAGCAGCCTTGAGTGATGCAGTCAGTGCCTATGGTCGCTCAATTGTGATTGTGCCCAACAAGAGTCTAGTAACACAGACTGAGCAAGACTATATCAACATGGGTCTGGATGTGGGTGTGTATTTTGGTGACAGAAAAGAATACAATCGTCAGCATACCATTTGCACCTGGCAGAGTCTCAACAACATGATGAAGCTGACCAAGACTGGTGCAGCAGAAATAACCATTCATGAGTTCATACAAGATGTGGTGTGCGTGATTGTGGACGAGGTTCACATGGCCAAGGCTGATGCACTCAAGACACTGCTGACAGGTGCCATGAGCCAGATTCCGCTAAGATGGGGGCTGACCGGTACAGTGCCAAAAGAGCTGTTTGAAAGCCAGGCCTTGTTGGTCAGCCTGGGTCCAGTGGTAAGTCGACTCAGTGCCAGCACCTTACAAGACGCAGGTGTACTGGCACAGTGCCATGTGAACATTGTGCAACTGGTAGATTATGTGGAATACAAAGACTATCAAAGCGAGCTCAAGTATCTGTTGGAAGAGTCCGGGCGATTAGACACCATGGCAGAACTGATACGCCGGGTAAATGAAACAGGCAATACCTTGGTACTGGTGGACAGGACCGAATGTGGACGGCAACTGGTAGAACGCTTGGGAGACAAAGCTGTGTTTGTGTCAGGTGCTACCAAATCAAAAGCACGCCAGGAAGAATACAACCAGGTAGCAGATGCCACGGACAAGATCATTGTGGCCACTTATGGGGTGGCTGCTGTGGGTATCAACATACCACGCATCTTTAATCTTGTGCTGGTAGAGCCGGGCAAGAGTTTTGTGCGTGTGATACAGAGTATTGGACGTGGTATTAGAAAAGCCGAAGACAAGGATCATGTGGAAATCTGGGACATAACCAGCACCTGCAAGTTTGCCAAGCGTCACTTGACCAAGCGCAAGGCTTTTTATAAGGAAGCCAACTATCCATTCTCTGCAGAGAAACTGGAGTGGATGAAGATTGCATGAAATTTGACATAATAGTCTGCGGTGACAGCTTTAGTTCAGCAACCAACACTGCTAGAGATCATTACAGCCAAATATTGCAAGACCAATATGGCTATTCAGTTCTGTGCCTGGCCAGAGGTGCCATGAGCAATCTTGGTATTGCCTGGCAAATGAGACAGGCAATTGAAATTGGATGCAAGTTTTTGTTGTATCACAATACCTGGAGTCACAGACTAAACTTGTTGATAAATGATAATTTTCAAGTCAAAAAAGGATTGAAAAATTTCATATATCCATTTGAAAATGATGAAAGTTCATACACCACTTATGTTGGGCACAACCCAAGTTGCACATCTTCAAATGGAGTGCAAACTCCCAACAATGATGCAGCTATACTGAGTACTGTACCCCAGATTCTTGAAACCAATTCCACCCTGGTGCTCACAAAAGATCAGCACAAGGCCATTGAGTACTATTTCAAATATTTTTTTGACAAAGACCTGAATCAAGAAGTTGACTCCTGGATTCTGGCACACTGGCACACTCAGGCAGAAAAATCAGGCATTGTGCCCATAGACATGAAACTGTCCCTGGGCCGAGCCATGTTTGATTATCAAAGAAAGGGCAAGATGGTGGGTGACACCTATGTTCCACATCCAGATCACGATGATCATCGCTCGTTTCACACAGACCAAGCCACTCAACAAAAAGTAGCAGATGCAGTGCATGTGGAAATAATAAAACTATCAAATGCTTGACATTGTGTGACAAATACTGTATTATAACAACATGCGAATATTAACCCTAGACAATACATTTTATGATTTGAATCATTTACCTGAAGAAGTGGATGACATGCGATTTGCTATCCTGGACAATTCAAATCCACAAGACCCGGACTATCACTTTATCCCGTTGATCTTTTTAGAAAGCTTCAACAGTCCTGCCCTGGTGTTACGCATTGGCAACACCACAATCAAGATGCCCATGGACTGGCAGATACTCATAGGTGAACCGGATGTGGGAGACCTAGAGGTGTTGCCCTTGACCAGCATCAACGATCGTGGCTTCAAGGTATTTCAATTCAATCCCTTAACCAGTTTCCGTCCCAGCTTTCCAGACATTGAAATACTAGATGTGTATCATGAAGTAACATGGTTTGCACCCAAACTCAAGAATGGACAGATGCTGGCCGTGCCGCTAAATGATGATGCAGAACCTGACTGTGTGTACTTTGTGAAAGACGTCAGCCGCAACTGTGAAATCGTAGACTACAATAAAGCATGGTAACATGGGACAGCTCAAACCAGACGCAACATACATCTACGAACGCAACGGTGACACAGTGTTCAGAAGAGAGTTTGGTGCAGATCCCAGCACACGTGAAGTAATGGGCTACGACTATCGTACCACTGATGGCAGACCCTTGCACGATCACTTAATGGATTCCAAAATGTGGAGCGAGATTCACCGAATGGCCAAGACCAATCCCACTTTGCAAGATGCTATAGATCGTGTTATAATGATTTATCGATTGAGTAAAACAACATGAGCAATATACATTGTAAAGCGCCCTGGGTTAGTGTTAGTTTCATGCCAGGTGGCAAGTTTGCTCCTTGCTGTCAATGGTCTGGAGATCATTTTGACACACGAGAAAACATGGTTGATCAGGTAGGAGGTGCATTCCTGCGTGGCGAGATCCCAAAAGAATGCGCAGGTTGTCCGCCGGAATCCAAACAAGGTTGGCGGTCAATGTTTGAACCATATCATACTGATTATCAAACCAGTAGCATACAGTTTCTGGATTTTAGAAACAACAATCTATGCAATCTAAAATGTCGTAGTTGTAGTCCTTTGTTCAGTACCAGCTGGAGTTCAGAAGTCCGGCGTGAAATTATCAGTGATTACGATTCAAAGACTCTGGACAGTATTGATCTGGGTCAGTGCAAAATGGTATATTTTGCTGGTGGTGAGCCACTAATGAATCCACAGCACTATGAAGTCTTAAAGAGGCTGATTGATCAACAAGTGCAACCTAGATTGATGTACAGCAGCAATTTTACAGTGACTGGTTATAAAGATCAAAAAGTAGCAGATCTGTGGAAACATTTTGATAATATTTCCCTACATGCCAGTATTGATGCTGTGGGCAAGTATGCAGAAATTGTGCGCAGTGGCACAGACTGGGCCACTGTGGAAGCCAACCTGGCCTGGGCCAAGAAACTACCCAATGTTGATCTCAAGATTGCGCCAGTGATCAGTGCCATCAATATCTGGTGGTTTGAGAGTCTACTGGAGTATTTTGATTGGCTAGAGCCTGCTAATTTTCAACCAGTCTTGGCTGATCCAGACAGTATACAAGGAATTGGTGGTATACCCGCCAAGTACCGTGAACCCTTGATTGCTGCACTTGCTAAATCAAAGTTTCGAGACCATGTGAACATGCAACGAGCCATAAAGATTTTGTCTGAGCCACCATTGACCAACCATTGGTATCAATTTTTAACACAGCAACTGGTGCTGGATAATTATCGCAAGGAGCATTGGTTTGATAATGTGCCCATCAAGCACAACATCTATGCTGAATCATTGCAAATGGAATCTTGGGTAAAACCAACTTGGGCAAAAATCACATGAGTGATCGACTACACATTTCAAACGAGATGCGCCAGCTGGACATCAAGAACAGAAACTTCTATGATGAACTTGATTCAGATGAGCGCAAGAAATTCTCCACGTTCCTGATGTTGCGCTGGGGATCAGCAGTGGAAGGTGCTCAGGAACTGCAAGAATACTATGTGCAGAGCTGCAATCACTATCTCAACAAGCACTTTTTTGATATAGGACGGCATCCCAAACTACAATGGCTGTGTGCCACAGCCGTGAGTCCGGGCATGGGTACGCCACGACACCCCTGGATCGCTCCCAAGAAAAAAGAAGCAGGACTCAGTGCCAAACGCAAAGCCTTGATGGAAATCTATCCCACCTACAAGGACGACGAAATTGATGTGATGGCACAGTTGGTCACACAGAAAGAACTGGACGCATATCATCGAGCTGCGGGACAGATTAAAAAATGATTCAGCAGCTGGTGGTCAATGGATGCAGTTATACTGAAAGTTATGCAGCGGGCAACGGTCATGCTGACCTTGCTCTCAAACTTGGTATCACGGGCCAGGATGATATTCCGCTGGTTGATAGCCTGGCCATTGGTGGCAGTGCCAACAGTCGCATACTCAGAACCACACTCAAGCACAGCTATATCACCCGGGTACCAACCTTGTATGTGTTGGGCATGACCTTTGTGTCCAGGCTTGAACTGCCCATATGCAATACTGTCAGTGACTTTGAAGGTGCCTGGTGCAATCCACAAAATCAAGAGTTCCAGCCCAGATGGCAACATCAATGGACAGTTCAAGACAGTGAGCAGTTTGTAGAAACCAAACTCAAAAGCGAAGTATACAGCATTCTGGATCGTACCGAAGATCTAATGTATCGAGTAATCAGCGCCGTCACAGACCTACAGAGTCGAGGTCACCGTGTGCTGGTGTTTCAGCAGGCTGACAATCTGTATCAGGAGCACCTGACCAATCCAAGATTGAAACTTTTTCAGCGGCCAGAGATTGTCGAAGGCTTTGCCTGGCAAGCCATTGCCTGGCAGCATGAGCAAGGGGTTGAGCCCAAAACTTATCCACCAGGATCTCCGCATGTGCCACCGATTATGACACATCCCAAAATAGGTCAGCATCAAAAGATCAACGAGTATTTGACAAACTACATTCAAGAGCATAAAATACTAGAATGA